GCAACTTGAAATCTTCTATCGTCATGAACTACAGGAGGGCAAAGACATACCACCAGCTAAGCGTGTGTTTATACAACGTATAGATGGTGCACTCATACCACTCGATAGCACACTTGTAGTGATGTTTGGAGATGAAGAATGAAGACGATGAAGTATGAAGTAGGAGGCCGGGCTTCGCCCGTCGTGCTAGATGAGTAAGCCTAACAGTGACCGCGTATGGCTCCAACCAGGGACACGCGCACAGATGTTAGTCTATCGTACTGAAAGCAAAACATGGCAAGTGTGGACTGCAACTAACACACGTTCAGGTGACACTCGCTTGTGGCTAGGCACATACATGGAGTTGTATCCAGATGGCACATGTATGCAGCACAACCGCACTGCTACTGAAGAGACTGCAATCTTAGTTCGTCCTAAGTTCATACATAGGGAGATAGATCAATGATGACACCACTCGTAACTACACAAGTCACTGACATGGATGAAGCTCGCATGTCATTCGCTAATAAGCTCAACAGCCACATACTAGCACTGCGTGAGGAACTACGTATCAATGAACTTATCTTGGAGAGCGTTCTACAGTCTATTAGTGCACAGACTGAAAACATGGCGCAGATGAATGTGATGATACATGCTGCGCGTGTTAACTCTACTCATCATCGTCCACTAATCAGCGATGAGGAGTTGCTAACTAAACTACAAGTCACGCTGCAGAAGCCTAACGGCTCTGATCAATCTTAAACAAAAGGAACCACTACCATGTCTAAACTCGTATGCTTCTACAACAACGGTGACTTCGATACTCGCAGCTTCACCATCATGGGTCTGTCAGCTAAGGCAGACAACAAAGCAATCGGCTTCTTCGGTACTGGCTTCAAGTATGCCATTGCCACGCTGCTGCGCGAAGGTGTCAAAGTGAAGATGACTGTGCGCAATCCACACGCACACGAAGATGACTACTATACAGTGTATACCTTCAGCACTAAGAAGGATCACTTCCGTGAGCAAGAGTATCAGTCTGTTCAATGCCTCATTGAAGATGCAACGAACGACTACGAACCTGTTGTCAAGGAGCTACCATTTACTACCCATCTAGGTGCTAACTGGTCACTGTGGCAGGCATATAGAGAGCTATTCACCAACGCTCGCGACGAGGGTGGTGGTGTGATGGCTGTCAGCGACACATTCACCAAGCCTGCTGACGTGTGTGTGTATGTAGAGCATGAAGCCTTCAACATCATACATGCAGACCATGATAAGTACTTCATCAACGAAGTGCCTACACTTGTTGAGAGTAATGACATGCGTTGCGTCGCTCGCGTTGAGCGTAGTGACAACGTAGTCTACTACCGTAGCATGTACACAGGCACCAAGTTGGACAAGGAGACATACTTCACCTACGACTACACCAGCAAACAGAAGCTCACTGAAGATCGCACGCTGGCAGATACGTGGAGTATACGTGGTGACATCAGCGACTTATGGACGAACCACATGTCCTACGACATGCTGATTGACAACTTGCCTTTCATAGCTAAGAGCCACTACTTCGAGAGCCAACTCAATGATTACTCATACGGCCCTAGTCCTGACTTCATCGCTGCTGTCAAGCATCTGGTTACTACACATGTACCTATCCCTATGTGGGCTATGACTGTGTACACTAAGACGCTGCCATTCAACCAGCAGATCGACAGGTACAAGCTAGATGCCTATCAGAAGACACTACTCGACCGCGCTATACGTGTGATGAAGCATCTCGACATGATCGTTGATAAGAAGCTCGTCTATCCATGCGTATCACTACCTGATGAGGTGTTAGGCATGTACCGTAATGGTCGCATGTACATCTCAAAGAGCGCATTCGATAAGGGCTTCACCACTCTACTAGGCACGTTGTACGAGGAGTGGCTACATCACACTACCAAGTGTGAAGACATGACACGTGAGATGCAGAACAAGTTAATAGATCGCATAGCTACACTCATGGACCGCATCTACACAGTTGATAAAGGGTTCTAGCGTAGCGTAGAGTATAGCAGCGGCGTGTTGATCGGTCACGCATCCAATGCGCCGCTGCTTATACATTGTATAGGTGAACTATGGATATCATGCCTCATGAGTATGCGTGGTACATGCTAGTGATGTATACTCGCTACTACACACCTGAGATCATCGTCTACACCACAGTCTACATCATACCAATCACACTCACACTCTATGGAGTTCGCCAGTGGTTGAGAAGAAGATGCCGCAGCATGTTATAGAACAGCGTGCTGCTTACGCTAAGACTAAGAAGCGACAACCTAAGAGTAAGTCGGAGATGCATGATGTGTTCAGACGTATCAACATGCATGGAGGTGCTAAGGATGTATGTTGGGAGTGGCGCGGCGCACATGGCAAAGGCACCCGTGGTGAGTATCGCCCACGTGTAGTCATAGGCCAGCGTGACTACTACGTACACCGTGTAGTGTATGAACTCTATACAGGCTACAAGCTGCTAACTAAAGATGTCATACGTCATCAGTGTGACAACCATTGGTGCTGCAATCCTCACCACATGATCATAGGTACACAAGCTGACAACGTGCGTGACATGCTAGATCGCGAGCGTGTGGGCATGAAGATGTTCCACGTCAAGCGTATCATGCAGATGTTAGAACTTGGTTGTAGTGCTGCGTATGTGAGTGAGAAGCTGAAGCAAAGCTACGACATGCAGCTAGATGTATCAACTATACGTCGTATACGTATGCGTACTATCTACAAGCACATTGAATGGCCTTGGGGTGACGCATATGCAGCACAACGTAGGCAGCGACTAGCTGAAGTACGCGCTGCAAAGCTTGCATGTGTTTCTGAATGTGATATAATAGTAGATGCTACCAACAGACAAGGAGACGAAGATGGCAACGACAAAGACTAAGGTTACTAACAACGACGCACTACCTCTTGAGGCTCAGGTTATACAATGTATACGTGACTTCAAGGCACCTAAGACAACTCAAGATGCGCTAGATCGTGCATGTGCTGAGTACCTAGTTGCTAACATGTTGCGTCAACAAGCTGACAAGCGTTACGAGTATGCTAAGAAGACAATCGTTGAAGCACATGAGGTAGACATCGCTAAGGTACGCAATGCTGCCGTACAGTTGATGCAGAAGTCTAGCACCCTGATCAAGGGTGGTGAGTGGGTGCTTACAATTGCTGCTAACAAGCCAGCTACTAAGGTTGATGCTGATGAGCTACGTACACAGTTAGTCAAGATGGGCGTGAAGGCAGAACTCATTGATGAAGCTATCACGCTAGTTGAGAAGAAGCTCACCCCTGCTTTGAATATCACTGTCAACAAAGAGTAACATCAACATGACAGACGACAACAAAGTCGTCAAGCTGCGCCAGCCTCAGGTAACCCCTAAGGCTGGCGTAGTCGTTGATGACCCTATCAACCCCAAGTCGCTGCTCAACATGACTGATGTTGAACAGGACATGTTCTTACAACAACTGCGCGACCGCAGACTGCGTGCTGCTGAGATGATCAAGCAGGCACAGCTAGCTAAGCATCACGCTACTAGCATCGCATCATCTATCAAGGTGGAGCGCAAAGCTGAACAAGCACAACGTCAGTTCATCAAAGCTAGCAAAGCGTTGGAGCGTCTAGAGGAACTACTCTATGACCTCCGCGCTCTTACGCTACAACACACTGACATCGACATCACAAAGGTCTAGTTATACAACGTATAAGGAGCAACCAATGGTTAACTACGTTCAACGCGCTAGAGATGTACGCCACACTATCCGACAACTCGGCACCGAAGCTGGTGTTGTCAAAGTGCTAGAGCAACTGGCTGAAGACAATGAGATGCTGCGCCAGGAGATGGCATCGGTGATAGTTGCTATGAACAAGATGGCAGACATCGTATCTGATATCTCTACTGTAGGTCAGAAGCTGAAAGGTGACTGGGAGAAGGTCCGCCAGTCGATGCACCCAAATAACGAAGCTGCAGAGGATATCAAACAATGAGCAACATCCCACGTGCACGTGAACTTGTCTCACAGGTTATACAACGTATAGATGACAAGAACTTGAAACAGAAACTCATCAATGCACTCGGTATGATGACACGTGCTAAGTACATCCGTAAGGCCCGCCCTGTGCATCAAGAGATAACCGATGCAATGCGGCGTAAAGTGTGGAAGCTCAATCCCAATCTCAATCTCACACAAGTAGACATCGCCCGTCGTACTGGTCTACGCAACCCTGCACGTGTATCTGAGATACTCAATGATAAGAGGTAACAATGAGCATACGCCAGATGCTGCCTATAGGTACACACCTACGTACATGCCCTATCTGCCAATACCCAATCACTGCACAGAGCGATGAACTCACTGCACACGAAGTCGCATGTGCTGAAGAACTAATGCAGTGGTGCGACGAGTTGCATAATAGATTGGAGGGGAAGCCGAATGCTAATCAAACCGACAACTGACACTACGCTGCCGTGGGTAGACTACTCCACCATGAGTGCCATCAACACATGCCCTAGATGGGGCCTCATCAACAGTTGGCATGGTAAGCATCTCAACGCAGGTGTAGATCGCGTACTACCACTTGAAGCTGGCCGCGCTATGCACGATGTGTTTGCGTGCATTAGGTTCTTTGACCTTATACATAGTATAGGCGTAGGTCACAAACCTGACTACGATGGTGTCGTACTCAAGCGTATCTTCGACTACGCTACCAAGCTATTCGCTACTAAAGAAGACCCACTCCGCTGGCAGCAAGCATTCAGCTACTACTTGAGTAGCGAGGATGAGATCACCCGTTGTATGCAGATGTGTCTCAACCTACTCGAAACCAGTGGCTACTACGACGATCCACGTGACAACAGACGCACTATGTCTAACCTCGAAAGCGCAGCTATCAACTACATCCAACGCTACCCACTAGGTCGCTTCGTTCCAATCATGACTGATAAGCTGATAGGCGTCGAGGTACCCTTCGATGTTACTGTGCATGATAGTCGCGACAATCCTCTTGTTCGCTTCATTGGTCGTGTGGATGGTGTATGTGTTGATACTATGCGGCCTAACGATAAAGTCCCAGAGGTACATGAGAACAAAACAGGTAGTCGCATTGACACTGTGTGGTCTAATAGCTTCGACACTAGCAATCAAGTCACAGGTTACTGCATTGCATTATCATGTATGCTGGACCTCCCTATTCGTAACGTGGTGATGTGGGGTCTACAGATACCAGTGCCTAAGTCTAGCAGTTATACAGATGGCATCATGCGCTACCCTACTACACGCAACGAGGCAAGCTTTCATGAGTGGCAAACGTGGGTACAGCATACGCTCGCAGTCATCGACCGCTATGAAGCTGATCCTGTTAACGCTCCTATGTATACACATAGCTGCAACCGCTACTTCCGCAGTTGCTCACTGATCCCACTGTGCTGTGAGAGTAGTGCGGAACAACGGCAGCACATCTTTGACAATGAGATGACTACTGCAAGGTGGTCACCACTAACGGAGACACTAGACCCATGAGTATACACCAGCACATCGTGCTTATCATCTTCTCACTGATATACTGCATGTATCTATACATATGGTGGGATAGGTGGAGGAATGGCTGGTAGGATTTGCTTGTGTTTGTGTGTATGTTATAATAGTACTTCACTTGGAGAGACATATGGAGCTAAAGATAGAGAAGCCTACAGACATGCTCAGTCGTATGTCTATGATACTCTGGGGTGATAGTGGCTGTGGTAAGACTACACTAGCCGCAACTGCTCCAGGTCGTAAGCTGTTCATTGCTCTAGACCCTGATGGTGACATGTCTATCCGCAACATGCCTGATTGGGAACGCATCAACCTGACAAGCGAGAAGTCTGTAGACATAGTGAAAGAGGGTATGAAGCCTGACCCTTATACATTGTATAACTCACTCTCTGCCTTCGACACTGTGATAGTAGACAGCCTCACTAAGTTCTCTGAACACGCACTGCGCTACGCTGTAACGATAGCACCTAAGTCTAGCATCGAAAGCCCCGGTCTTAATGGCTACGGTATGCGTAACATCTACGTAGGTGCATTCGTCTCCAACATGATCCGCATCACTGGTATGCTCAACAAACACATCATCTTCATCACGCATGAGAAGGACGCTGATCGTAACAACGACGGCGGCGTGATTGGTGTAAGCATGATGCTAGGTGGGCAGCTACCTAACATCACATCTAAGGACATCAGCGAGGTGTGGAACATGCGTGATCAGGGTGGTAAGAGATACATAGCTATACGTCCTGAACGCTTACGCTCACCAATGAAATCACGCATGTTCGATATGTCAGGACGAACAGCATTCGAGTGGCGCTACAATGCTAACACCAACATCGGTGATACTATAGCTGACTGGTGGGAGCAGTTCGTCAGCGGCAATCACACTAAGCTTCCAATCCCGAAATAGACCTACTACATCTAGTAGTAGTGCTATCCACATGGGCTAGCTGTCGTAGCTTGCTAGCCTAACTGCGTGGGTGTACGCTGTATAGCTACACAAACATGGAGACTACAATGGGCTTGTTGACCTTTAGTTCTAACATCGCGGATGCTGAAGCACCTCCGCAACTCCCGCCGGGAGAATACAAGTGCATCTGTTCTGCTGCACAGGATAAGGTAGCTGCTAGCAGCGGCAACACGATGCTCACGCTGACACTGCAAGTGCCACGCAGTGAGTTCCCTGCTGACTTTGACCCCGGTGAAGGTGTAGATGAGTTGACCTTCACGCTGAACATCGTTGCTCGCGACATCCCCGCTGACCGCTGGCGTATGAAGAAGACATGCCAAGCGTTCGGTGTGGCAGCTAGCAACGCAGTTGATCCTAACGACTTCGTAGGTCGTGAGGCTCGCGCACGTGTTCGCACTGGGAAAGACTTAGAGAACAATCCCCGTGCAGAAGTTAGTCAGGTGTTGCCACTCTAACTACCATCTGCTAGTGTAGCTAGGTGCACGCTGCAACGGTGTGCATCTAGCACTCCCTTCCAACTCTTACAAGAGGACTACAATCAATGGCTACTTCTCCAGCATCTCGTATTGGTTCCGCAGTTAAGAAGGCTGTCGCCAACCGTGCATCACAGAAGCGCACGTTCCACTTCTTCGTCCGTGTCACTGATGAGCAGGGCAACGTCATCCCCGGCGCTAAGCTGCAAGTTGATCGCATCATGTCTGACGCACGTAAGGTGGTCGAGTTCCTTGACACTCCTGAGTACGCCAACTCTGGCCTCACACGCATCAAGCATGAAGTTGTTGCGAACAGGCGCGGCGGTGAAGACGACGGAGCTACGTCAGTCGGCTAAGCTGACCTTATCTGGCTGACAAAGGGCAACGCCGCGTACTCTACCCCCATTGAGTGCGCGGCGTTTGCTTTGTATAGGTGTCTGGATGAATTAACATTCGGTGAACTGGCAAGGAGGACTGTCAGCCTCCTACACTTATACATTGTATAACGTAGTGCGAAATCAGCACAGGGAGATTGTAGATGCTATTAGATGCAGAACAACAGGCTGCAGTAGCTGCGTGTGTAGATACATCCAAGCGACTAGTCAGCGTAACAGGTGAAGCTGGCACAGGTAAGACTACAATCATCAAGCAAGCGTGTGATCACATGGCAGAGTTAGGTGTCAGCTTCGCTATAGCTGCACCCACTGGTAAAGCTGCTCGTCGCATTCGTGAAGCGACAGGCTACCCAGCTACAACCATACACAAGCTGCTTGAATTCAATCGCCCTGACATGGACGAGGAGACAGGTGAAGCTACATCTGTCAGCGGTCCTAATCGTACACGCTCTAACCCACTTGAGCAGTACGTCATCATCGTTGATGAGTATGCGATGGTCAGCACCGCGTTACATAGAGACTTAGTTGCAGCTATACCTAGCGCCGGGTGCCTACGTACATTCGGTGACGTGCGACAACTCCCACCTATAGAGAACAACCAACTCGCAGACCCAACATCGCCGTTCTCACGGTGCCTCGCTATGCCTAACACCTTCACACTCAACAACATCTACAGACAGGCAGAGGGCAATGGTATTATCGAAGCTGCTCGACGCATTACTCGTGGTCAGTATTTCACTAGCAATACTGATGTTCTCTTATGCCTTGGTGACGCTGTTCTACACACACTCTACGGTCGCCTTGCTACTAGCGACACAGATTGGTCTAGCATCAACAATCAGATCATAAGCCCTGCACGCAAGTCGGACATAGGCACGATCAGGTTGAACAACATACTACAGGCACGCTTCAATCCAGAGATGAAAGGCAAGGTAGAACTACCACGCAACAAGTGGGAGGTGAAGAACAAGGTGTTCGTCAGTATAGGTGACAAGGTAGTGTGCAACACGAACAGCTACGATCTA